CCGATTCACATTTCAAGCTCTGTTTATTCTCCTTGCTTTCAGAGAGGATCCGCATAGCACGGCGGAATGTCAAACCCGAACTTACATTCGCAACAATCATAGTTGAGAACGCAGAACCAGTCACTGTAGTGGGCGCAGCCAGACCAATAGTAACTAAACCATTAGCAGCCGGCACGCAATCAAAACAGGTCCAGGACGTGCATTTCGTAGTCTGACTCGCAATAAGCGAGACGCTAGAAGAAGCATAAGCGGGGACAATTGTAGCCGTCGGCGAAGAAACCATACCACTATTCGGGGTGAACGTAGTGGCCGCCTCAGCGTAAATCCCAACCAAGTAGCGACCTTGAGGCATACTCAACAAAACGGAACCTGTGTCACCAGACACAAAAGATATTCCGTTGGAGCTGTTCGTCGTAGTCGCACTGGTAGGGAACCAACCAAGGGCGTTGCTGGGTACTCCAACAACGTGCAACCCTAGTAAGTTCCCGCCCAAAGGCGTAGGAATTTTAGGTTTGAGGAGTTTCACATGATATGAAACCCACAACTCGCCAATAACAGCAGCAGCTTGCATACCAACGGTAGCTAGCTGGAAAGTCCCCAGATCATAAAACCGTAAATCGGTATTAGCGGGCTGGGTCCCGCTACGCAAATAGAAGTTCTTAAGCGTATTGAACTTGGGGTTACATTCAATGGGGTGAATAAAGCTAACACTCGGCTTAGCCGCAGTGGTAAACTCATATGCCTCCATCTGCTGTTTGCTAGTAAAAATAGGATCAACAGGATCATAAGTAGTTGACATAATGACAGTGCCCAACGCCGTATTAGTAGACGTCAAGGCATTGCCAGAAGTAGACTTAAACTCATAAACCTGACCCAGAATCTGGTACTGGTCATACCCGGCTGTCAATATAGAAAGCCAAGGAAACGATCCCGGGATTCCAGGATTCAATGGATAGGTGCGGTTGGTGAAAGCGACAGACCCTGTAATGTCCGCAATGAACTCACGGTGAGAAACCACCATAGAACCATCACTCTTAAAAAGAGGCGGCCCTTGAGTCAACGTATTCAAGCTGACAGAGTATGCACCCATGCCAGTAATCTTGCCAAGGTAGGCACCTGCCTGCTTTCCCATCTTCTTACCCGCGGTACCAGCAAAGAATTTACCAAGCTGGCCTCCTATTCCACGTAACAAGCCCGGGGCGATGCCTTCGCCACCGGCTCCTGCACCACGTCTAGCTTTGCCATTCTTCCGAGTGAGTTGATCTTTCTTGGTTTTGGCTTTGCGAGGCATGATTTTCTACAATAGTTTTTCAAGCAGAGTATTCTCGAATAACGTATGCAGACTTTGATAGTACTCTCTGGATTTGAGTTCGTGTAAACACTTATTCTTCTCACAGATTTCCTTGAAAGTGGAATTAAAGAGGTTAAAAGCCTCATCATGATAAACATAACGAAGACAATAAGACCTCAACGTCGAGATTTTAACCTCCAGGGCTTTGGAGTCTGAGTGCTTCTCGTGTCTTTTCAGCCTATACTTGGCTTTCTCAAAATTCGTTGGCACCATCACCCAACAATTTGTCAGGCGCTTAAAGGTGGCGCTACAAAATTCACGATCAGCTAAGGGGCCGGGCCCATGCACGTGCTTCACAACGTGCCATTGGTTTATATACGCAGCATACTTTTCTGCGGATAGCCCTCCCATCTTCTCAAGAGTGTCATCGCCCATGGCGACAACAGCGTGGTTTTGGTGGTGAAAACCCCCATTACCACACTCCTCAGCAAACGCAACTTTTAGCAGAACTTGAATACGCGAATTGGCTGAGATAGTTATCTTGCTGCCACTACGCATAATTCCGGGTCTGTCCTGCTTAAATTGCGTCCCGTCGGACAATACGATGTTACTTTGAGCCAGAAGTTGGTATCGCTTCCCCGCTAAGTTCTCCCAATCCTTAAAATCCTCGCTATCAGCATCGACACAGAGCCGCTTACGCATCTCCAAGTCAAATTGCAATTCCTCGACGGTTACCGTCCAGTCCCAGAACGATTTATCGATATCGACATAATCATCCGTGACCTCATT